CTCAGAATCCCAGGGCGGGGGGGTGTCACCCAGCGTGACGCCGATCTTGGTGGTGACCGGGGGTGACGCATGGGGCGCACCGCCCAGCCGGCCGCGCTGAAGCTGCTCAACGGCCGCGGCAACGGCACCGACTCCGGTGGCCGCAAGGTCAGCACCGGGCCGGCGTTCAAGCGTCTGCCGCCCGAACCGCCCGAGTGGCTGACCGCGGAGGCCCGCGCGGAGTGGGACCGTGTGGTGCCCGGCCTGTCGCGGCTGGACATCCTCAAGGAGGAGGACCGGGCGGTGCTCGCGGCCTACTGCGAGACGTGGGCCCGGTTCGTGGAGGCCACCAGGAATGTCCAGGAGAACGGGCTCACGATCACCAACCGTGCCACGCGCAAGGACGGCACGGAGTCGGAGTGGACGACGACGAATCCCGCGGTGGGCATCGCGTCCACGGCAGGTAAGGAGCTTCGGGCGTTCGCGGCCCAGTTCGGCCTGACCCCTTCGTCGGAGGCGGCCCTGTCGAAGGGCGGCGATGATGGCGACGAGGACGACAACCCGTTCGCGGCGGGCTCGGCGACCTGAGTTCGAGCTGCCGCCGGCGGACGAGCTGGAGCGGCTGAAGCTCTCCCCCGAGGTTGCCTGGTATCTGCTGTCGCGCGGGATCCCGTTGCCGGGTTGTCCGCCGCTGATCAAGACGCCGGATCCGGGTGAGACGCCGGGCGCGGTGTTCGACGCGGACGCGGTGGACCGGGTGCTGGCGGCGTTCAACCGGCTGCGGCACACGCAGGGCCAGTGGGCAGGGCAGCCGCTGCGGCCGGACCCGTGGCAGGTCGCGTACATCATCGCGCCGGTCTTCGGGTGGAAGCGCTGGGACGAGGACTCCGACTCCCACGTGCGGATCGTGCGCGAGCTGTACGTGGACGTGCCCCGCAAGAACGGCAAGTCGACCCTGTTGGGCGGGGTGGCGCTGTACCTGGCGTGCGGGGACGGAGAGCCGGGCGCCCAGGTGGTGACGGCGGCGACGTCGGAGAAGCAGGCCGGGTTCGTGTTCAACCCGATCAAGCTGCTGGCCGAGCGGTCGCCAGCGCTGAAGCCGTACGTGAAGACGGTCGCGAAGAAGGTCATCCACAAGGCGTCGAACTCCTACGTCGAGGTCGTCTCCAGCGTGGCGGACGCGCAGCACGGCGCGAACCTGCACGGCGGGATCGTGGACGAGCTGCACGTGCACAAGACCCCGGACCTGGTGGAGACCATCGAGACCGGCACGGGGTCGCGGCGGCAGCCGCTGATCGCGTGCATCACCACGGCGGACTCGGGCAAGCGGGGCACGATCTACGCGCGCAAGCGGCACTACATCGAGCAGTTGTCGCGGCGGGTGCTGCACGACGCGGCGACCTACGGGGTGGTGTGGGCGGCGGAGGAGGCCGACGACCCGCACGACGAGGCGACGTGGCGCAAGGCCAACCCCGGCTATGGGGTGTCCCCGACCAGGTCGTACCTGCGGGCGAAGTCGGACAAGGCGAAGCAGTCACCGGCTGATCTGGCGTCGTTCCTGCGGCTGCACCTGGGGATCCGGACGAAGCAGGACACCCGGTTCCTGTTGCTGGACGCCTGGGACCGCAACGCCTCGCTGGTCGACGAGCTCAAGCTCGCGGGCCGGGACGCCTACGGCGGTCTTGACCTGGCCTCCACCTCGGACCTGTTGGCGTTGTGCTGGCTGTTCCCGGACGACCGGGGCGGCTACGACGCGCTGTGGCGGTTGTGGACGCCCGAGGCGAACCTGGAGTCGCTGGACAAGCGCACCGCGAACGAGGCGTCGGTGTGGGTGCGGCAGGGGCTGTTGAAGACCACGCCCGGCAACGTGGCGGACTACGACTTCATCAAGGCGCAGATCCGCCGCGACATGGACACCTTCCGGGTGCAGTCGATCGGGTTCGACCCGTGGAACGCCACCCAGCTGACCAACGATCTGGGCAACGACGGGGCGCCGTTGGTGAAGGTGCGGCAGGGCTACCAGACCCTGTCGCCCCCGTTGAAGGAGACGCAGCGGCTGTTGCTCGCCGGGACGGAGAAGGTGCCGCTGCTGCGGCACGGCGGGAATCCGGCGGTGCGGTGGATGGTGGACAACCTGGCGGTGACGACGGACCCGGCGGGCAACGTGAAGCCGGACAAGGCGTCGTCGGCGGAGAAGATCGACGCGGTGTCGGCGTTGGTGACCGCGATGTCGGAGGCGATGACGCGGGTTCCGCCGAAGCGCTCGGCGTATGAGGACCACGACCTTGAGGTCGTCTGACCTGAGCGGGAGGCGACGTGTTCGGGTCGTGGCGTGGGCTGGTGCGGCAGCGGGTTGTGGTGAACACGCCGCAGCGTGCGTTCGCGGGGATCCTGTGGGCGCAGCGCGGGCCGCTGCTGGTGCTGCGGGATGTCGAGATGCACGAGCCCGGTGCGCAGCCGCAGCCGTTGGACGGCGAGGTCGTGGTGGAGCGGGCCCAGGTGGAGTTCATCCAGGTCGTGGGCGGCTGACGTGGCGTTCGTGATCTCCTCGGGCCGCGGGTCGTGGGTGGACCCGCCGCCGGTGCCCGCGTTCGGGGCCCCGGTCGGGCTGGGTGACGGCGTCTACGCCGACCAGGCGATGATCTGGCAGTCGCAGCGGTCGGTGCGCACCGTGGTCAGTTTCCTGGCGCGCAACATCGCCCAGCTCGGGCTGCACTGGTACCGCAGGGTGTCCGACACCGACCGGGTCCGGGACACCACCCACCCGCTGGTGCAGCTGCTGGCCCACCCGAACCCGCTGCTGCGGTTGACGCCGTACCGGCTGTTCGACCGGCTGGTGCACGACCTGGGGATCTACGACAACGCGTTCTGGGTGAAGGTCCGCGCGGGCGGGGCGGTGTCGGCGCTGGTGCCGGTCCCTCCGCCGCGCATCCGCCCCCAGGGCGGCAACTGGCTGGCGCCGGCGACCTACGAGATCTGGACCGACGGCCGGTGGCGGGAGATCGCGGCGGAGAACGTGGTGCACTTCCACGGCTACGACCCGATCGATCCGAGGGTGGGCAACTCCCCGATCAACGCGCTGCGGGACCTGCTGCTGGAGGAGTACGAGGCCACCCGCAGCCGGCGGCAGATGTGGCGCAACGGGGCACGGCTGTCCGGGGTGATCGAGCGCCCGAAGGACGCCCCGGACTGGGGGCCGACGGCGCGGGCCCGGTTCAAGGCCGGGTGGCGGGCTTCCTACAGTTCCGACGGCGGTGACGCCGGGGGCACGCCGTTGCTGGAGGACGGCATGACCTACAAGGCCGTCGGGCTGGATCCGAAGGCCGCCCAGTACGTCGAGTCCCGGAAGCTGACCCGCGAGGAGGCGGCGTCGGCCTACCACGTGTCCCCGATCTTCGTCGGGGTGCTCGACCATGCCACGTTCAGCAACGTCGTCGAGCAGCACAAGAACCTCTACCAGGACACCCTCGGGCCCTGGCTGGAGTTCATCCAGCAGGACATCGCCGAGCAGTTGCTGCCCGACTTCCGGAACGCGGACGACCTGTACCCGGAGTTCAACATCGCCGCGAAGATGGCCGGCTCGTTCGAGGAGCAGGCCGCGGCGGCATCCACGGCGACCGGTGCGCCGTGGATGACCCGCAACGAACAGCGGGCCCGCATGAACCTGCCCGCCCTGCCGGGCGGCGACGAGCTGATCACCCCATTGAACGTGCTGGTCGGCGGGCTGGCGTCGCCGAGGGACACCGCGCCGAAGGCCACGGCGGCGCTGCTGCGGGGCAAGGCGCGGCTGGTGGGCACCAAGGCCGACGACCTGACCGAGGCGCGCACCGACTTGGCCGGGGATCTGGCGGGGTTCTTCGACTACCAGCGCGGCGCGGTGATCGCGGCGCTGGCGCGGAAGGCGAACACGCCGCTGGAGCAGGCGTGGGACGCGGTCCGGTGGAACACCGAGCTGGCGGCGAAGCTGTTCCGGCATGCCCGCAAGCTGGCCGGGGTCGGCGCCCTGGAGGTGCTGGCCCGCTGGAATCCCGACGGGGACGGGTTCGCCGAGGCGAACATGGACGCCTGGCTGGCCAAGGCGTCGCAGACCAACGCGGAGACGGTGAACTTCGGCCTGTACAAGCGCCTGATGGAGGTCGAGAAGGCCGACCAGTGGCGCGAACTGGTGGCCGAGGTGTTCGAGCACATGGTGGCCAACGCCCCCGACTACGCCACCACGATCGCCACCGAGGCGGTCAACTTCGGCCGTAACGACGCCGCCAAGGCCACAGGGTTGGCGGTGAAGCGCTGGTATGTGACCAGCACCAACCCGCGGGCGACGCACGTGGCGATGAACGGGGAGCAGGCGCTGATGGGCGAGACGTTCACCAACGGCGCCCGCTGGCCGGGGGATGCCCGGCTGCACCCGGCCGAGCGCGTGAACTGCACGTGCGCCATGGAGTTCGACGTCGAGTGACCCTGCTGGCCGCACGGGCGGCACTGCTGTGAGGGAGTGACATGCCCAACGTGAAGACCGCGCGCGTGCACATCAAGGCCGCGGGCGACCAGGACGGCACGCCGGACGGGGTGTTCGAGGCGATCGTCGCGACCTACGACCTGGACTCCTATGGCGACAAGATCGTGCCGGGCGCGTTCGCCGACACCCTCGCCGAGTGGAAGGCGTCCGGTGACCCGTTGCCGGTGCTGTGGGCACACCAGTCCGGCGACCCGGAGTCGCACATCGGGGTGGTGCTGGAAGCCGAGGAACGCCCCGAGGGACTGTGGGTGAAGGCCCAGCTCGACCCGGATGAACTGGCCGACCGGAGTTCGCGCACCGCGAAGGTGTACAAGCTGCTCAAGGGCCGCCGCGTCACCCAGTTCAGCTTCGCGTTCGACGTGGAGGAGGGCGCCTGGGTCGAGAAGACCGAGGGCGGCGTCGACACCTCCTACTACGAACTGCGCAAGCTCAAGCTGTTCGAGGTCGGCCCCTGCCTGGTGGGTGTGAACCAGCAGACCGACCTGCTCGCCATCAAGGCCGCCGAGCGGCCGCAGACTTCCGGCGCCCCGTGGCAGCGGGCCGTGCCGGACCAGCAGCCCGACCTGCAGGGGGTGCTGCTGACCATCACCAGCGATCTGGCCGACATCAAGGCCAGGCTGGACCGTTCCACGCACGACGACACGGCCACGCCGACGACTCCGTTGGCCGAGCAGACGTCGCCCCCGAAGGCCGCGGATGCTCCGCCCGCCAAGTCCGGAACCGCCTCGCTCCGTCGAGCGCTCACCGACCTCGCGCTGCTCGAAGCCGAGGTTCCGCTCATCGAAGAGGGAGGGGCACCGTGAGTGCCACCACGATCCAGCTCCAGGAGGAGCTGAAGGCCAAGCTCAAGGAGGCCCGCGCGATCGCGGCCAAGGCCGAGCAGGAGGACCGCGACTTCACCGAGGACGAGGCCCCGCTGGTCAAGGCCGCGATCGACCGGGTCAAGGAGATCCAGGCCGACCTGAAGAAGCGCGACGAGCTGGACGCGATGCGGCAGGCCGTGCGCGACCTGGGCGAGGACTTCGGGTTCGACCCGTCCGGCGGCCAGAAGTCGCGGCCCGGCCAGCTGTGGATGCCGTCCAAGGCGGACTCGGTGGGCAAGCTGTTCATCGACTCGCCGGAGTACCAGGCGCTGCTGAAGCAGGCGCCGGGCGGGAAGTTCCAGCAGAAGCAGCGCGTGGCCACCTCCCCGGTGGGGTTCAAGGCGCTGGTCACCGGTGCCTCGGACACCAGCGCGGGCGCGTTCGTGCGCCCGGACTGGCTGGGCCTGCAGGTGGGGTTCGACGCGCTGCGCCGGCCGTTGGCGCTGCGGAACTTGGTCACCACGCTGACCACCGACAGCGACACGGTGGAGTACGCGCGGATCACCGGGTTCACCAACGCGGCCGCGCCGGTGGCGGAGGCCACGGCGGCGACCGGCACGTCGGGCACGAAGCCGGAGTCGGGGTTCACCACCGACACGGTCACCGCGGTGGTCAAGACGATCGCGAACTGGCTGCCGGTGACCAAGCGGGCCCTGTCCGACGCCCGCCAGGTGCGGATGCTGATCGACGCGTTCCTCATCGACAACCTGGAGGAGACGCTCGAAACGCAGATGATCGCCGGTGACGGCACCGGCGAGAACTTCACCGGCCTGGCCAACACCTCCGGGGTGCAGACGCAGGCGTGGGACACCAACCTGTTCCGCACGCTGCGCAAGGCCAAGACCAAGGTGCGGCTGATCGGTCGTCGCGTCCCGACGGCGTACCTGCTCAACCCGCTGGACATGGAGGCCGCGGACCTGGAGCAGGACCTGGAGGGCCGCTACTACCTGGGCGGGCCGACCGGCGGGTCGGACAACGCGCCGCTGTGGCGGCTGCCGGTCATCGAGTCCGAGGCCACCCCGCAGGGCGTGGGCTACGTGGGCGACTGGCGCATGGCGGTGCTGTGGGACCGCGAAGAGGCGTCGGTGACCGCGACCGACAGCCACGAGAACTACTTCGTGCGCAACCTGGTGGCGATCCTGGCGGAGATGCGGGCGGCGTTCGGCATCCTCCAGCCGTCGGCGTTCGTGAAGATCGACCTGACCGCGGGCGCCTGATCGTGACGGGCGGGCGTCGGCCGTGTCCCGTGTGCGGCACGGCCGACGCCGCCTGCGGTGGCCCTTCGCACAGCACACCAGTGGATGAACTCTGGCAGGAGGTGGCCGTCGTGGGCGGCGAACTGAAGACGTACGAGGTCGAGGTCAACGGCAACAAGACCACGATGCAGCTCAACGAGCGCGACGCGAGGCGCATGGGTCTGCTCGGCGACGCCGACGGCGGGGACACGGCACAGGAGGAGTCGCTGGTCACCTCGACCAAGGCGCGCACCACGAGCAACAAGGCCCGCAGCGGCACCGAGAACAAGTAGGCCGGTCGTGACGGCGCCGCTCGACCCGGAGCTGCTGGCCGACCCGGCGGAGTTGGCCGCCCGCCTCGGGCTGGAGGCCGATGACCCGGAGCTGCTCTACGAGCTGCGGTCGGCGAGCCGGGAGTTTGTCGGCGCGGTGCGGCACCCGGTGAAGCTGGTGGTCGGCGACGAGGTGCGGCTGGACGGCACCGGCACCACCCTGCTGCAACTGCCCGGCGCCCCGGTCGTCGCGGTCACCACCGTCGAGGTCGACGGCGCGGCGGTCACCGACTTCGAGTGGTCCGAGGACGGCATGCTGGAACGGGACGCCGGGTGGCCACGCAAGCTGCGCGCGGTGCGGGTGGTCTACAGCCACGGCTGGGACCCGGTGCCCGGCGACATCCAGGACGCGGTGCTGCAGAAGGCGGAGATGGCGCTCAACGTCACCCGAGGCCTGGCGGCGATGACCGTGGGCGGCGAGTCGGTCACCTTCGCCGGCCGCCAGGCCGCCTCCGTGGTCGGGGTGACCGACGCCTGGACCAGGACGGTGCAGAAATACCAGCTCAACCGGGGTGACCGGTCGTGATGTTCAACCAGACGATCACCCGCCTGCGGGCGCCGTTGGTGACCGACCGGCTCGGGTCGAAGACCCGGAACTGGGCCGATGCGGCCGAGACGGTGATCCCCGACGTGTCGGTGCAGCCCCGTTCGACACGCGAGTCGACCACCGAGCCCCGCGACCAGGTGGTCACCGGGTGGCGGGTGTACTCGCGCGCCGGAGTCGATCTGGACGTACTGCCCAGTGACCGGTTCCGCATCGACAACGGCGCGGTGTGCGAGGTCGTCGGAGAGGTCGCCCGCTGGCCACACCCCATCAAGCGCGGCGCGGTGCACCACGTGGAGTTCGACCTGCAGAGGGTGGTGGGCTGATGGCCCCGCGGTTCCGACTGTCGCAGCGCACCTGGCGGCGGATCGTGCAGTCCCCTGCCGTCCGGGCCGCGTTGGCGTCCAGGGCCGCGCGCATCGCGGTGACGGCCAAGCAGATCAACGACGCCGAGAACCAGGACGCCGACATCCACACCGAGCAGGGCACCCGTCCTCAGGGCCGCGCCTACGCGCGGGTGGTGTCCACCGACGCCGAAGGCGAGTTCGGCACCGAGGCAGTTCCCCGCCGGCGCACGCTCGGGCGCGCCGCGCGGCGCCCCTGACGAGGAGAAACCATGGAGAACGTCAAGGTCCGGCACTCGTTCCACGCCGACGCCAGCAAGATCGGTACCGAGGAGGAGGTGCCGGTCGACGAGGCCAAGCGCCTGGTCCGCCAGGGCCGCGCCGTGTACGCGACCAAGACTGCGGCCAAGGTCGCGGCCAAGCCCACCCCGGCCGACACCGGCGGCGCGACGAAGTGAACCCCGCCCCGCCGGACATCGAGTCGCTGCTGGTGGAGTGGCTGTCCGCGCGGATGCAACCCGGTGTGCAGGTCGTCACCGACCTCACCGGCCTGTTCGAGACGGACACGCCGCTGGTGGTGCAGGTCAACGCGCTGCCCACCGCGGCCGACCGGCCCGCCTGGAACGGCCCCACCCTGCTCTACCGGCCTGACGTCGACCTCGACTTCTACGCGCCCAAGCGTGTCCAGGCCCTCGACCTGGCGCTGGAGACCATGGGCCTGATCACCGACATCCGCGGCGCCACCACCCCGTACGGGCGCGTCACCGACGTCATCGCGCGCACCCCGGCGCGGCGCCCGGACTTCAACCAGCGGGTGCGCCGCTACGGCGTCATCTGCACCTTCACGGCCCGGCCCGCCTGATACCACGCCCTGTCACGACCCTCCGCGCCGCGGGTGGGTCTCGTTGAGCTGCAAGGAGAACCACCATGGACGCGGAGCTCGCCCGCCTGGGCGTGACCGGCGCACTGCGGGTCGCGCCGATGGGCACCACCACCCCGGTCGACATGGCCGCCTGGCCCACCGGCTGGATCGACCTGGGCTACATCTCCGACGACGGCATCACCGAGTCCCGCGACGAGGACCGGCAGGACTTCGTGCCGTGGCAGGAGACCACGCCGATCCGCACCGAGGTCACCCGGTCGATCGTGACGTTCCAGGCGACCCTGTGGGAGTCGAACTTCAACACGATCTCCCTGTACTACCGGGTCGGGGTGGACGACTTCACCAGCTTCGGCACCGGCGACACCGCGGGCGTGTACTTCGACGAGAAGGGCAAGCCCAAGCAGGATCTGCGGGCGTTCGGCATCGACGTGGTTGACGGCGTCTACGCGCGCCGCGCGGTGCTGCCGATGGGTGAGGTCACCGAGCGCGGCGACATCGTCTACAAGTCCGACACGCTGATCGGCTACGAGGTCACCATCACCGCCTACCCGGGCGCCGACGGCATCTCGGTCCGGCGGTTCTTCCGTGAGGGCTGGGCGCTGCCCACCCCGTAACCCCGAGACGGGGGTCGGTGCGGGCTGGCGGGCCTGACGCACCGACCCCCACCTTCAGGCCCGCCGGCCCGCCGTGAACAGGAGCACCACGATGTCCGACTACGACCTCGACGCGATCGTCGCCCAGCACCGGGAAGCCACCGGCGGCGACGAGCTGACCTTCACCTTCGGCGGCGAGAAGTTCACCATGCCGCACCCGCTGCTGGCCGACGACGAGTGGAAGGACGAACTCGCCGAGATCACCAGCGACGTGGAGATGGGGCTGTTCGTGCTCGGTGAGGACCAGTACGAGCGGTTCCGTGAGCTGGGCGGCCGGGCCTCGTTCATCGGGCTGCTGATGCGCAAGGCGCAGGAGGACTTCGTCGACCAGGACCGGCAGGGGCGCCCTACTCGGCGCTCGACCTCCTCGCCGGTGCCGAAGAGGCGACCGAAGCGGCGCTGATCGCGGAGTACGGCGGGGATCCGCTGGCGGAGTACTGGCGCGGCGAGCGGTCCCTGCGCCAGCTACGGGTAATGGTGGAGAACCTGCCGCCGGACAACGCCCGCGCCCGCCACCTCAAGGGCCACACGTGGACCGACGTGGAGTACCTGCTGGCCGCGGTAGTGGACCGGGTCGGCGAGAACACCGCCGCCACCGTCCGCGCGTTGGGCGGCAAGTCGAAGAAGCCCAAGCCGGTGCCCCGCCCCGGGGCCGGACCCAAGCCGGTGGGTGATCGGGGCGGCCGGTCGGTCGCCGACGTCAAGGCCTACCTCGACAGCCTCAAACCCCCGCCCGTGGCGGCCGACCAGCCGTGAGGGGGTGGCCGTGCCTGCCGCTACCTCCGACGACGCCGTGTGGGTCGACGTCCTGCCCTCCATGCGCGGGTTCGCCACCACCATGGTCAAGGAGGCCACCGGCGCGGGCCGCAAGGCGGGGCAGGCGGCGGCGAAGGAACTGACCGGTGCCACCAAGGGCGCCGGGGAACGCATGGCCGCCGACATCACCGCCGGGCTGGAGCAGGCCAAGGCCGAGGTCGAACGCGTCTCGGGCGACCTGGTCAAGGCCCGCGACCGGGAGGCCGACGCCGCGGGCAAGGTCCGCATCGCCGAGACCCGGCTGCAGGAGGTGCGCGGCAAGGCCAAGGCCACCGACGCGCAGAAGGCCGCCGCCGAGGAGCGTCTGGCGGCGGCGCAGCGGCAGCTGGAGGCGGCACAGCGGGTCACCACCGCGACCACCGCGCGCCTGGACCAGGCGCAGGCCGGTGCGGCGGCGCGGGCGAAGGTGCTGGCCGAGGAGTCCGGCCGGGCCGAGCGGATCATCGTGCGGCTCGGCGCGTCGATCGAGCGGGTCGACACCTCCCGGATCGACACCGGCGCCGCGGCGCTGGCCCGGTTCGGGGTGTCGGCCACCTCGGCGGCGTCGGCCGCGGTCACCCTCGGCACGGCCGTGCCCGCAGTGGCCGGGCTGGCCGCGGCGGCCGGTGAGGCGTCCGGTGCGGCGCTGATCCTGCCGGGCGCGCTGCTGGCCGGCGGCGTGGCGGCCGGGGTGCTGAAGCTGGGCGTGTCCGGCCTGGTCGACGCGGTCAAGGAGTGGGACGACCCGGAGAAGTTCGCCGAGGCCATCGAGGGCTTGTCGCCTGCGGGGCGGGCGGCGGCCGTGGCGATCCGGGACCTGCGGCCCGAGCTGATCGGGCTGCGCAACGCGGTGCAGCAGCCGCTGCTGGAAGGCGCCTCCGAGGAGATCCGCGAGCTGGCCCGTGTCTACCTGCCGCTGCTGCGCGGCGAGCTGCCGCAGATCGCCGGCGGGTTCGGGCGGGCCCGGGACGGGGTGGCGGGGTTCGCCGCGTCCGGGCAGACGGTGGCCGACGTGCGGACGCTGCTGACCGACACGCGGCGGGCGGTGGACAACGTCACCGGCGGTGTGGTGCCGCTGGTGCAGTCGCTGCGTGACCTCGGTGTCGTCGGCGCCACGGTGACCGCGGACCTGACGATGGGGTTCGACACCGCGGCGGCGGACTTCGCCGCGTTCATCGCCGACGCCCGCGAAACCGGGCAGCTCGAGGCGTGGATCCGCACCGGCCTGGACACGCTGCAGGATTTCAGCACCCTGTTCTGGCAGGTCGGCGGCATCGTCAACGCCGTGCTCGGGGGCGCCCAGGCCCAGGGCGGCGGCGTGCTGGACGTGCTGCTGCTGGTCACCGGCGAGATCCGGGCCATGCTGCAGTCCACCGAGGGCACCACCGCGATGGCGGTGCTGTTCTCCACCGTCCGCCAGGTCGTCGAGGCTCTGCTGCCGGGGCTGCGGGCGGTCGGCAGCGCGGTGGTGGACGGGATCGTGGCCCTGGCGCCCAGCCTGCCGCAGATCGCCACGGCGTTCTCCGACATCGCGATAGCGCTGGCGCCGCTGGTCCCGGACCTGGCGCGGCTGGCGGGCGAGATCCTGCCGCCGCTGGCCGACCTGGTGTCGTGGCTGGCCCCGGCGCTGCCGGCGCTCGCGGTGGGCTTCGCCGCCGGGTACGCGGCCCTGGTCGGCTACAACATCATCGCCACGATCGTGGGCCTGTACCGGGCGTGGACCGCGGCGCAGATCGCGCTCAACGTGGCGATGACGGCCAACCCGGTGGCGATCATCGTGGTGGCCATCGCCGCGCTGGTGGCGGCGATCGTGTGGATCGCCACGCAGACCACCTGGTTCCAGGACTTGTGGGCGGTGGTGTGGAGCGCGATCCAGACCGCCGCGTCGTGGGCCTGGGACAACGTGCTGCGGCCGGTGTTCGACGCCATCGTCACGGCGGTCCGCTGGGTCGGCGACGCCGCGGTGTGGCTGTGGCAGAACGTGTTCGTGCCCGCCTGGGAGGGCATCGCCGCGGCGGCGTCGTGGCTGTGGCAGACGATCCTGCGGCCGGTGTTCGACGCCATTAGCCTGGCGGTGCGGTTCCTGGCCGCCGTGCTGATCACGGTGCTGGTGACCCCGGCGGTGCTGGCGTTCCGGGCGTTGGCGGCGGCCGGGCAGTGGCTGTGGGACAACGTGCTCTCGCACGTGTTCAACGCCATCGGCACGGCCGCCTCGTGGCTGTGGAACACGATCCTGTCGCCGGTCATCGACCTGATCGTCCTGTACTTCCGGGCGTGGGCGGCCGTGGCGTCGTGGCTGTGGGACACGGTCCTGTCGGCGGTGTTCAACGCCATCGCCACGGCGGCGTCGTGGTTGTGGAACACCGTGCTCTCCCCCGTGGTCGACTTCATCGTCGCCTCCTTCCGGGCGTGGGCCGGGGTCGCCTCGTGGCTGTGGGACACGGTGCTCTCGGTCGTGTTCGCCGCCGTCGGGGTGGCGCTCGACGCGCTGGGCGCCGCCTTCTCGTGGGTGTGGAACAGCGTCATCAAGCCCGTCTGGGACGCGCTGGGCGCGGCGATTTCGTGGGTGTGGGAGAACGTGATCCGCCCGGCGTTCGACGCGGTCAAGTCGGCGGTGGGCAGTGTCGGCGAGGCGTTCGGCAAGGCCGTGGACTGGATCAAGCAGGTCTGGGACCGGATGTACGAGATCCTGTCCAAGCCGATCAAGTGGGTCATCGACGTGGTCTACAACGACGGCATCCGGGTCGTGTGGAACAAGGTCGCCGGCCTGGTGGGCTTGGGTGAGTTGGCGCCGATCGTGTTCGGCGGCGCGTCGGCGGGTGGCGGCGGGCCGATGCGGGCGATGGCGCACGGCGGTGTGCTGCCCGGCTACGCCCCGGGCGTGGACTCGATCCCGGTTTTGGCTTCGCCCGGTGAGGGCTGGCTGGTGCCGGAGGCGGTTCGCGGGTTGGGTGCCGGGTTCGTCGGCTGGGCCAACCGCTACTTCTCCAAGGGCCGCTCGGACGGTGGCGTGGGCACCGGCGGTCCGGCGGTCTTCTCGCGCGGCGGGGTGGTGCAGCGCTTCGCCGACGGCGGCATCGTCGGCAACCTGCTCGGCTGGGCCGGCGACATCGGCGCGAGTGTCGCCTCGCTGTGGAAGGACCCGATCGGGTTCATCAAGGGCCAGATCGGGGCCACCAGCTGGGCTGACCTGATCGCCCGCGCGCC